GTCACCAAGGACTAATACATATATGGAAGTCGCGGCGAGGTAAGGACAGCGATAACCCATCCATGTCCACTTCCCCCCGGATTGGTAGTGGCCCTAATGTAGATAGGCAGTGTTGTGTCTGTTGTACGAAGCCTTGAGCGCATATAATTGAACGCGAAGGCTGTGGGGTATTGCGTCAACTCATCGAAGGCTACATAGGAGAACGCTTGACCTTGGTAACGTAAAACGTCTTGATCCCTTTCCAGATACGTAAGCCAAAGCTTCGCACCTGAAGGAAACGTCCACTGAGACTTTTTCTCAGCCCACTTAGCACCCTGAAAGGCTTTAGGATAAAGCTCTTGGCTTTTCCAAATAAGCTCCCTAAGTTCGTCATTAGTTCTCCTCAGTATTAGCCCATTAAAATTAGGATTATTAAAATAGCGCATTGGGTCAGCAAGAAGACCAAATGATTTACCTCCACCAGCCGCGCCCCCATATAGAACTTCTCTTTCAGATGCCGCCAAGAACTCAGTCTGTGGCCCCTCGTTAGGAGCAAAGACTACCTCAGTCTTTTGTTTTTCACTCTCTATAACAGAGAAGTCTAACTTAGCAGTGTCTAGTTCCTGTGCGGGTTGTAGCTCTTCTAAATGCTTCTTGGCTAAGGTTAGCCTTCTTTTGGCATCTGACTGTTTACGTTTGGCTACACTTAATTTCTTATCAGCGGCTGTCTTAGGCTTATTCTTCCGATTGGCCTTAGCCATAGCCTTCAAGCGTTTGGATGGGTTATCGCTGTCCTTACCTCGCCGCGACTTCCATATATGTATTAGTCCTTGGTGACTTATTTTATCACCTGTTTTAGAAGCAAGCCACTCAGCAGTCTTTCTACTAGAGTGACCTTCCTCAAGAAAGTCTAAGGCCTCTTCTACAAGAGTAGCCTTTTCAGTATCAGGAACCAGTACCAGAGGATCATCATCAGACGCCACATAAGCATAAGGCATCTTAGCGGTCTTGTTAGGTCTTGTACGGTTTAACCAAATAGTCAATCTTCGCTTTTCGGTGGTAGTATAAACATTGCACCGCCTGTATTTTTAACTTCTACCTGTTCTTTCTTAATCAGTCCGGTACGGTCTAGTATTTCTCTAGCCGCTGAGACTGTATTTCTAGCACCCATAGCACTGGGATCATTCAGAACATCTACCATTCCCCATGCCGCCATAGGAGCGTTCATAGCAAGGGTCATAGAGGCTTTGTCATTAATCTCATCCTTAAGGGACGATACAACAGATGATATGCTGGTCTCTTTAGCGTACCCAGCGGCATCCATAGCTCTGCGTAAATTACCTCTGCACTCTTCCGACATTAAGGCTTCTAAAAAGACTTTTTGCTTTTCGGTTAATACTTTTTCTGGTTCAGTCATGCCATTGTCCTTAAATATACAAAACAGGAGCCTACCGCCGCCGTCAGAACTATCCACCAAACACGTTCCATAAATCTCAGAGTATGTCCTCTAGAGTGAGTTATTTGATCTAACTGTTGTAATCGTTTCCACATCATTTTTTGCTCATCATCATAATGATCCATACGCTTAAATAATGTAATCATGCGCTCTTCCATACGTGCTAACGTAACTACGGCATTGGATAGTTTGTCCAACTTATCCTCAATTCTAGTCAACCTTTCATCGGTCATGCTTTTTTCTTGGCCTTTTTCTTTTTAGGCCAACCAGCCTTCATATTTGAATATGACTTACTGGAGATTGTCGATTTAGATTTAGGACGGGAAGTACCCGCTTTCTTGCGTTTGTTTATATTCTCTACAAGGGACATATTTTATTACCACTTCTTGCATGACCAGTAACGGGCCGTTAATTTACTTTTAGCCGTGTCGCACTTATGTCTTGCGCGAAATGATCTACGTGCGGCGGGATTATCTCGTCTTATTTCCATATTAGGGTCACCAAACGTAATATACTTTACGGTATCTCCCTCTACTGCCAATACTTCAAACTTCTTTGGCCCACCCCTACGTGGCTTATTAACACTGGTAAAACCATGACGTTTTTTGCCAGCGGCTATCTTTTCTGCTTTAGTCTTACCAGCCATTGTGTACCCTAGTATTATTATCTATATTGATAGGCCCAATAAATTAAGCCAGCGGATGCACCTATTAAAATTACACCTACGACTACCCACTGTGCTATCTCTATTAGAAAGACTCTCGCCGCTTCTTGTTCTTCAGCTATTTCCCGTTTACGTATGCGTTCTTGTCTTTGAAAATCTACCCAAGCATCATACAATCCGGGTCTTCCGTAGAGCCTCATGTGGGACTCAATTTCTTTTCTAGCCTCTCGTAACTTATCAAGCTCTAAGAACTCTTCAAAGCTGTTAGTGTCCTTACCCATTGCCTTCGCAAAGATAGAACCCTGCTTGCGTTCACCCTGAGCCTTTAGGGTCTCTTCGGCAGTCAGGATTGCTCCCAACTGCTTTCCCATCGAACCTATCTCTCTGCCATGCCCTATTAGCGTCTTTACCTGACCAATAGCGGCATTAGCGGCTGAAACTACAGCCAGTGTCTCTACAAGCATTTCTCCCCCCCGAAAGAAAACCTTTAATTAAGCTGACTGTCCTACTTCAAAACACTTAGCCCTTGTTAGGGCTTTAATGCGTTCACCTAGGACAATCATCTCTTGAGTAACTGTAATCTGGCATTGCTCTCTGGTATGAAACAAACCACCTGTCCTAGCCATCATACTGCAACTAAATGCATCTGTTGGTATAAAACAGTAGAGAATAACGCCTAAGAACATTACTTCTTCTTTTTAGCCATACCGCCATACATCATCTTTGGTTTGGCTTTTTTAGCAGCCATACCGCCGTGCATCATTGCTGGTTTCTTTTTCTTAGGAGGACGGCCTACTTTAGACCCATATGTACCCTTACCTTGAGGCATAAAACTCTCCAATATAAAAAATTCGTTATTCGTCAAAGCTATCATCTAGAAGTTCAGGGACATAAATCTCAGGATTAGGGGGGATATCTACTGAACATTCTTCCGTATGGAAGTATCGACCATAACCCTCAAACTTTTTAGACATGGGGTTCTGTTCTAGTTCTTTTTGAGATATCAATCCCTCTTCCAGAAGTAGTCTTCGTATCTTCTCGAAAGTCAGGGTTTGGCCTGTACGTTCCCGTATCGCCGCCCTTATATAGTATAAGTTCATTAGTATAAGTCCTTTTTAGACCTACCCTTACATTCTACCACTATATAGGGGGTTAGGTCAATACCTTATTGTTTGTTTTTTTACGCACTTAGTAATTGACGGATTGGACATATGATGCTATAATGAAGTGTGCTTCGGGGGGTTATACTATAGTACTAGGCTATTAGCCTTCTACTCAGAGTATATCCTGTCATAGATTTCTCCCCGACTTAGCCCTATATCCCTTAAACTTTTATCCGACATATTGTGTAGCATCCAGTAATTGGCTCTACGCAGTTGGGCTTCCTGTATGCTTTTTAGTATTCTATAAAACACAGCCATTCTCCTTAGTAAGTGTGTACCTTCATTATACCACTTTGGTACTTGAAGGAGTACATTCACCAAGACATACCCGTTATGTAGATAAGTACTTTATAGCATTCTCCATCATAGCCACATCGTCTTTAAAGCCACCTAATGCTCTATTACACTTGTGACATAGCCAGCCCCTAAAGTGGTTATTAGTATGGCAGTGATCTACCACCCACGGCCCAGCCTTAATACCACCCTCGCCGCTGACCTCTTCAGACGATCTAAAGCAAATAGGACAAGTGTAGTCTACTTCAGGCATTTCTACCTCAGACCTTATCTTATTGCGTATACGGCTCATGTGGTTGTTACACTTACGGCACTCTGTACGAAGGTATGAACCCCCAGAGTGTACTCCATAAGCTTCCAGCGGCTTCTCTACACCGCACTTAACACAGACTTTGGACTTACCTACGATTGGATCGTATTCTTCCCAACCAAAGAGATTAGCTTGGCTCATAATCAGCGTCAAATAGATCAGACACATTAATAGCACTGTCCTCTATGCGCTGGGCTTTTTCCCTTAGCTTTTCAGACTCCCGCATCAATTCATTCGCTAAGGAATATAACTGATGATAGTCACTCTCTTCAGACAGTGTGCGCTCAATCATCTCATATAGAGGTTTATTCACAGTGATCTCTTCAAATTCATCAACTGTAAGCTCTATATTGAAGTTAAGTACGCCGTGTTCGTCAGCCTGTAGATCAACATCTACCCACAGAGGGATGCCAGTTTCAAACAAAGTAGCATCATTCCCCAAATCCATCGTGTCTACCATTAAGTGGTCTCCTAGACAATTAATAAAGTGGTTATTGCATACTAACATTTCCCACTTAGTAATACAAGCCTAGATACTTGACATAGTGAATTATTTTAACTTGCTACTAGATGTAGTGTCTTTACAGTTTCGCTGACATTGTAAGAGGCCTGTGCAGTTTACGGTTGTAAAATACCCAAAATATGTCGCTGTTGTATACGCTACCGGGGTACGGGGGGGTGGCGCTGGCCCTCCCTAGTAGAATAACCCTAGCTACCAGTTAGAAAGCCGCAAAGCCTTGTAAATAAGGCCTTTTTAGTAGCCTGTTAAGTATTAGGTCATAGGTTAGCAGCTAAAAAGACAATAAAAACAAAGCATAAGAATAAAGATTGCACAAAATAAATTGCACAATGTTTTAAGCTAAAGAATATTATTAAATTAAATATAAAAGAGCGCCGGAAAAGAGCCGCGAACTAGAATAAATTTAACGTGACAATTTTATTATAGAGCAGCGCGGCGCATTGCGATGCATGGATTTACAGCAATATGATTTTCTAGAATGGATACCTAAGTTTTATATTAGCGGCTTATCGCTTTGATAGTTTTATCAATAGAAGCCGCCTTGCGCTGTAGAGCCTTAAGCTTGCGCCTCTTATGGCGCTCGCTCTCAGCCTTTGGCTTAAGATATGCAATGGCTTGTCGTGACACTGCATTCCTTGCTTTTTCCATAGCTTGCTTGGGACTACTCATAAGTTGAACCCGTAACCAATGAATAGCAAACCTACTAATAAAATAACTATTAGCACTAAGCCTATGCAATCTTCTAATAGATCAAATAGTCGCATACTACGCGGCCTCCAAAGCTTGCCAAGCCGGACTAGATAACACGCGGGTTACCTTGTTTGACCTAGCGTCTAAACTAGCCGCAACGTTGTCCCTATTCTTAGAGCCTCTAACAGTAAATATTTCGCTGTTGTGAGTACCCCAGAAAGTTAAGGAACTAGCCAAGGCCCAAATAGATTTGCCGCGTTGTGTGGCCTCTATTTCGAACCTATCCATTAACTGCTTAGTAAGGCGCGGCGATATACCAGCCTCTATAAGCGCTTCGTTGGCCTGATCGCTATTGATAGATTTATCAGCCCACCGTTGCCATACCGCTATCTTATCGCGGTAGCTGTTCGCCTGTTCCTCTAAGAACAAACCGAATTTGCTAATATCTAAACTACTAGTGTGACGTTGGCGGCTAGTGTCATAATAGCTGGTAGTTAAACTATTAAGACAACTAACATCAACGCTACCAGCCTTGCATATTACAGGCGTTTTACCACTAAAAGAATTAACGACAGAGACTTGGAAATTAAGCCAAGTTTCTTTATGCTTTTTCCCGTATACATCGGATTTAAAACCCGTTGCATCCCTTAGCTGCCGGATAGGTTCGGCGGCCTTAGGAAACGTATAAGTCCATTTACAAAATGAACCATTATTAGAGGTAGTTTCCTCTAGTTCAATTTCACTCAAATAATTGCTTGGCAAAGATTGCTCTAAGGCCTGAATTACTTGGTCATTTAATTGGACATTATCAGCGATACCGTAACGATTGCCGGACGTTCCTAAAAACTGATTAGTATCAGTTCTATAAATTGCGCGGCATTCGGTAGCGGGTACTGAATGCAAGCCTTGCAGTTCATCCTTAAATAATAAATCAGCGTGTTTAGCGCCAAAGTTTACCTTTGAAAGTAAAGGCCATTCGGTAGTTCTACTATTAAAATTAATAACATCTAACATTTTTTGGTTTCCTTGTTTCTAGTTGGATTATTGCAGTTGATTAACTGCCCAAAACAAAGCCACTCTAGTAGTTTAACTAGAGTAACTTTGCTTTCAGTAATTAACCTTAAGCTACAGCAAAATTATTTTGCTTTAGATGTTCCAGTGTTTCTTGCGGCATTTCTAATTCTTGAAATACAGGCACGAACCTATCGCCGCGCATTGCTACGATATGAACCTTATACTGAACGCCGTTTGCACGTAGCGCATATTCTAAACGTTTTAAGCTACTAAACGACCTAGCGCCTTTTAGGCCTATTTTGTTTTTAGTATATTTACGCTTTTCAGTTACAGCGCTGTTTAGTAAATCGGAGAGGTTTAATTCTGGGTTATTCATAACGAATAATTCCTTTTCTAGTAGGTTTATTGCTGTTTGATTACAGCCCTAAAACGCCTCTTTAGAAGCGGCTTAGGGTAATAATCAAAGCCGCGCCCACTACAGGCGCGACTAGTATTTTAAAACGGCCAATCCTTGCGATAAGAGGCCTTAATATTAGCTAACAATCTTTTGTCATATTTATGCTTGATTGTTTTTTCAAAACGATACCAATCTAAACGATTGCAAAGCCTATCGATAAACCTAGCGATTAGCCAAGCTATCGGAATTAAACTCACAAAGCTTAGGACAATATAAAGAGCTAAATAATCTGACATGAAAAACTCTTTCATTTTGAATACTCCCCTACAAAATTATCCTGTAAATCCGAAGATACAAAAACGTTTGACAATGGATTTAAGAAAATTTCACGGTTCATGTCTTCAGTATCTGAACAACTAAAACAAGCCGAACCATAAACTGATTTTCGGTTATAGTGGTTTTTAATAAACGTTGCTTTGGCCTCTACTTTTCTCTTAAAGTAGGTTCCTTTTGGTAGCGTTTTTAATAATACTTTTTTCATAGTGGTTCCTTTTTGGTTGGTTTGGATACGGTAGTTTAAAACAATCGAACCGATTGCTTAAAGCTATCGAATAAAAGGAACGCGGCTATTGATAGATTGCACAACAGCCGCGCTACTTTTTAGGTATCCATACTAGAAAACCAAATCGAATTATCGCCGTTAGGCTATCGAATAAAATATTTAATTGTCAAAGAGCGTGGGATGCTAACGAAAATCGTAGGGCTGATATTTCCGACTTAATTTTCTACCCAGAACCCCAGCAAACAAAGCTAAAGCCCTAAGTGCTTTTACCACCACTACAGCTAGTGTCAAATAATTAATTTAACACGGTGTTTTTTAGTCCATCGAATGCCGGATTTAGGGGCCTAATTTAGGCTGATATTTGCGATATTTTGAAAAACCGAAATCGCCGGAGAGGTTGATTTTAGAGCCGCCAGCGTGTTTCCTGAGCGTTGTAACCCTGTAATAGGGAAACTTTTAGCCCTATTCAAAGTGGCTTACATTGGCTGTACGGCGATTTTAGAAACTGCAAAATGGCCTAAAATGGCTAATATTGGCAAAATTTCACTCACAGGAAACATTTTAAGGAAAAAGCCGGAAATTTATCCGGCTCTAACCAATTTTTAGATTATAGGGCTAAATCTAACAGGAATATTAGGAAGCAAAAAAAGCCCACTACAGCAAAAAAGTTTTTCATTTAATGCCGTGCATATTTCGCCAATGGTTCCAAGTTATGGCTTGAACGTGGCAACCCGTGATATCTGTTTTTTCAATCTCATTAATAATTCCGGCTGCGGTATTATATGCACTAGCAATTTTGAGATATTCCTTTTTGCTAATATTGGATTTACTAGAAGAAAGCATATAGCGCTCGCCGTAATAAATCGACTTAGCGTGACCGTCGACACATACGGCAGTTTTCCCGTAAATGTGTGACTTGTCCCCAGCGTACAAAATACAGTCGTAAAATGCCGTTACTTTTTGACCGTTCAAAACTGCCCTAGTGGATTTAATAGAATAGTTTTCCGGCTCTAAACAAAGCCGCGCCTTTTCTTTGTTTGGATTATAGGTAGAAACTTTAATTTCCCCTAAGTTCACAGAGTTTTTGAATGCAGTGCAAAGCCTATCAGCGTCTAAACAATTTTTAGCCCATTTATTGTTAGGACTAACAGCGGCTATAACTGCAACTGTAGTTTCAATACTCAATTCTGTTTTGGCTGCTATTGTTTTAGCTACGTTATAGGCTTGTTTATACCAGTCTAATCCGGCGATTTTTGTATCTATTGGCGCTGAGTAATAGACCCCTAATATATTGAGACAATCTAAGCTGTCAGCCTGAGTGATGTTTGGTTTTTTCATTGGTTATTTTCCTATTGGTTATAGTTGGTTTATCGAAGCGCCAAATTAACAGATTGGCCCTAAGTGTCTATAACTAATTGGTTTTTTGTTTATTCTACTAAGTGGCTTTGATTGATTTACTAAGATTGGAAAATGAAAAATTAATTTTTTTTTATACGCGTACGTTATTACGTACGTGGGTACACTGCCCTGACAAAATCTTTACATATAGGGGTACAAATAGAGTAGTCGCGCAGGGTAAAACTTTTTTTAAAACCGGAGTTAAGTACCACTCCAGTATTAGTTGCAGGGGGACTTCAGTTGTAACGGATCATGGAGGGTTACTTAACTCATT